CGAGCGGACGCCATGGTGTCGCTTATCGTCTTGTGGAGTAAGTGATGGCAGCGCATCAGGGTTATTTTTTAACTAAGCTTAACGCCGGTACGGCATTATTTAAGACCGGACTGGTCACCTACCGCAGTGATAAATGGCGGATTAAAACTCCGTTTAAAGTCTATAGCGCGCATTTTATCGGCAATCAAGAAGCGGATGTTACGCGCCAATCGGGCGGTTATATCACACCCAATTTTTACCTTGATTTATATCGGCGCATCCTGGTTATTCCGCACACGGTAAATCTGGGGGCAATCTCAACCGACCAGACGTTTAACGTGCAAGTCTGGAACGCCAACCGCAGCGCGGTCAAGCTTTTATCGGTGTCTGTTGTGGGCGGCGAAGGGATTAAGTTAGAGGGGCCGACATCAGGCATATTTAAACCGCTCGCACTTAAAAAATGGACGGTCAAAGTCGGCATGCAAGGCACGCCCGCCATTGATTGCGTTGTTACCTTTAATTTTTTGGGTAAAAGTGCGGTTACCCTGCGCATTATAGGCTCGCGCTCAACTGATTGGTCGTTTATGCCGGATTGGAGCGAGGACGTCAGAGAAAACCTGCAGTGGCTGACCTCTGTACATCAATCCGTCACTGCGGCAGAGCAGCGCATTGCTCGCCGCTTGTCGCCGCGCCGTACGTTTGAGTTTAAAGTAAGTTTCGGCGATGTTGAGCGTCAGCGCTTTGAAGCGGCGCTCTATGGTTATGGCTCGCGCGTATGGTCGATGCCGATTTTTACCGACAGCGCGCAGTTGTTGCAAAATGTGCAACAAGGGGCGACAGAGCTTGCCATTAACACCGCAGGCTATGATTTTGCCATCGGCGGGCGCGCGATTTTGATGACCGCAAGCAACAAAGAAATGGTCGAAATCAGCGCCCTTGAACCGAGTAAAATCAAGCTCAAGCGCGCGGTCGTGGGCAATTATGAGCGCACTTTAACCACTGTTTACCCGCTGCGTTCGGCGGTGCTTACCGATATGCCGCAGCTGCGCCGTTTAAGTGATGGTGTATCTAGCGCACAAATCCGTCTGCAACTACATGAGCACAACGGCTGGTCTGATGATGTGAGCCATTTGCCCACTTATCGCAATCACCGGGTGCTGGAGCCGACGTCGGATTGGTCAGAATACATCACTGCGCAATATGCCAGACTAATTAAAACACTGGATAACAAAACGGGCTTACCGCACTACTTAGACACCGCCAAGCGTGCCATGCAAATCACCGCCCACCGCTTCGTTGCAACCGGGCGGGAAGAACAACGCAAGCTGCGCAATCTGTTTTATCACTTGCGCGGGCGTCAGCGCGCCATTTGGGTGGCAACATCGAGCACTGATGTGACGCCGACAGGTGACATCTTAGGCAAAACCTTAGATATTGCTTACATCAATTACACCGGCGCATTACAAAAGCAAACCGGGCGGCAGGATGTGCGCATCGAATGCACCGGCAACCGGATTTTTTACCGCCGCATTGTATCTTCCGGCGTGGTTGATTCAACCACAGAGCGTCTGGCATTTGACGGCGAGATAATCAATATCAAACAAAACGAGATTCTAAAAATTTCATTTTTAACTCTCTCGCGCTTGGAGAGCGACACCGTAAGCTGGCTGCATCATACCGACGCGGACGGCGCCGCAACCGTCACAGTGAGCTTCCGTGGTGTGCGTGATGAGCTTGAGCCATAAAGTGCGGTTAAATTTAACCGTACTTTAAACCTCATTTAAACCACATTTAAACAGGATTTAAACATGAGTTATTTGGATAAAACACACTCCATTGCCGAAGGCCAACCGGTTGATTTATATCAATTTGTGCGTGGTGACAATGAGAAAATCTGGCGCTTTTGCAACGCCGACAAAGATTTGGAGATTAACGGTCAGCAGTGGCTTGCCACCGCCATCACCGACCAACGCGACGGCAATAGTGAGGGTAAAATTACAATCAAAATGCCGAGCAATAACCCGGTGGCGCGGCTGTATCGCGGACTACCACCCAGTCAAACGGTGAAGCTCACTATCATGCGGCTAAACTGGGGCGATTCCGAGATTCGCATTGTCTGGGTGGGCACGATTGTAGAGGCTAATCGCCCGAGTATTGATACTACGCAATTAGTTTCCGCCGGGCTTTCGGAGACAATGGAAAGTGCCGGCTTGCGCCTGACCTGGGGGCGTAATTGTCCGTATACGCTTTACGATACCGATTGCAAAGTCAAGCCCGGCAACTTTGTGGTGGCGGGGCTTACAATCAGCGCGATGGACGGGGCGTCCATCACCGTAAATCTGCCGGCAAACCTGCCGCAAGGTTGGTTTAATGCAGGTTTTATTGAGTGGCAGGATGACGGCGTGCGCGAGGTGCGGGCAGTCACCGTGCATCAAAATAACAAGCTGACATTAATGGGTGGCACACAAAAGCTTGCAATCGGCACCGTAATTAAAGTCTATCCGGGCTGTGACGGACGGGCGCAAACCTGTCTTAAAAAATTTAACAATATGCTTAATTTCGGCGGTATTCCGCACATGCCAACCAAATCGCCGTATGACGGTTCACGCGTGTTTTAGGAGGATTTATTATGTTTGCATCAATTGCTTGGGCAATCGTTAAAATCGTCGCGTATGCTGTTGCCAGTTATTACATCAATCGGGCGTTCGGTAAGCGCGGCAGTAACGGACCGGAGGCAGCCAGCGCCAAGGATTTTAATTTTCCGCAAATCGACGAGGGTACGCCGCAGTGTGTGTTTTTCGGCGATTGCTGGACCGAGGATTGGCAGGTGCTGGCTTACGGCAACTACCGCACGAGCGAGATTAAAAAGGGTTAATTTATGGATAGCATTATTATCACAATGCAAGACATGCGCCGGGTGGATTTTTGCCCTTATGGCGTCGAGGCGTTTTTTATGCGCGAAGGGTTAGATTATGCCGATTTTTTACAACATGGCATTGATTCGCGCGTGCTTTTAAACACCGGCAGTGTATTTGCGCGCAAATGTGTTGCTGCGGCCTTAGAGGCCCACGAAGGAGATAAATAATGGGCGGTAAAAAAGGCAAGTCGGTGACCGTTGGTTATCGTTACTATTGGGATATTCAAAGCGGGCTGGGACGCGGTCCGGTAGATGAGATTGTAGAGCTTCGGGTCGATGATAAAACAGCATATGTGGGCAAGCCGGGCGAGCTTACCCACTCACAAGCGATTTATGTTGATAAACCCAACTTATTCGGCGGTGATAACACCGGAGGTGAGGGAGGCATCCAGGGGCGAATGGAAATCCTGATGGGTGAGCCGGACCAAAAGCCGACCCAAATGCTGATTAATCTGCTTAAAGGGGTGTATAACCCGTCGGCGGCAAATAATCAAGCCGGGCGCGGGCGCAAGCGCTTTAAAAAAGACGGGCAGCATAATAAATTTTTCCGACCCGGCAATGTCAGCCCCGGTAATGTGGCAACAGATGAGACTATCCCCGGCTTTCGTGGCATTGTCACTACTGTGTTTTCAGGCCTTATCAGTTGCTATAACGCTTACCCTAAAAAACACAGCTACCGTCTGCGCCGTGTCCTCAAAGGCTGGCACAATGGGGTATGGTACCCCGAAAAATGCAAAATCGTGCTGCGCAATGACAATCTCAAAATTAAGGGGGTAACGGCAGAGCAGGAAGAAAATTTACGTGAGATCCACGCGATGAACCCCGCACATATCCTGGTTGAATGCGCCACTAATAAAAGCTGGGGCGGCAAAAAAGACTTATCCGAGCTGGATTTAGACAGCTACAAAAAAGCGGCTGATACACTTTTCGACGAGGGATTCGGGTTGTGTATCCGCTACAATCGGCAAACCTCAATTAAAGAGTTTATTAAGCAAATCGTTGATCATATTGGTGCTGCGCAATACGACAATGTCGAGACCGGCAAGCAGGCGATTAAATTGATTCGGCAAGACTACAATGTCGCGGATTTGCCGCTGTTTAGCTATGACAACGGGATTGTCGCGGTGCTTGATGATGACAGCGCCGCAACCGATAAGCAGGCAAATCAAATCATTGTGAAATACCTTGAGCCGGTCACCAACCGCGAAGACCAGGCGATAGCCAACAATATCGCCGCCGTGCAAATGCACGGGGTGATTAGCAAAACCGTAGAATATAAAGGCGTGCCGACATTTGATTTAGCCGCGCGCCTGGCGCAGCGT